GGAGTCCCGCAGGTTCAGCCCCAGGGCGTCCGCCACCTCCCGGGCGGAGAAGGTCACCCGGCCGCCGCTGCGCAGTGCCTCGGCCCGCTCCTCTGCCAGGTCCCGGGCCTCCCGGTCCATGGCGGGGGCGCTCACCCCGGCGAACTTCTCCTCCTGGGCCATCAGGGCGCGGTATCCCTCGATCTCAGGGTTGATGGCAGCGGCCTGGTTGGTCAGGTCAATGCCCCGCTCCACGTTGCCCTCGGAGAAGGCAGCGTCCGCCTGCTGGATCAGGTCGCCGCGGCGGTTCATGGCGTCCAGATACTTCTGTCTGGTGGTGTCTCTCATGTCTGGTGCTCCTTTCAGAATCGCATTTTTTCAAGTGCAAGGCGTGCCACGGCAGCCTGGAACTTGCTCTCCTTGTTGTCCGGGGGCGTCTCCTCCGGCGCGGCCTCGGATACCTTTGGGCCTCTCGCAGGGGCCTTTCCGGCCTCCACCAGGCGGTCGTACTCCGCCCGCAGCGCCGCCGGGGAGGGCATGGGCTGGGCCCCCATGGACCGGATCCCATGGCTCACGCCCCCGGCGCAGTTCAGGATGGTGTTGGGGTCGATGAGCTCCTCCCCCAGGATGTGATCCACCAGGCCAAAGTCCTTGGCCTCCGGGGCGGTGAGCCAGGTGGAGGTGCGCATCATCCGTTTCAGCTCATCCCGGGTGGTCCGGGCCCCGCACTTCATCGCATAGGCGTTGAGGATGCTCTCCGTGGTGGTGTCCAGCACGTCGATGCTCTTCAGGTGGTCGTACCGGTCCCCGTCGGTGGACACCATCGGCAGATGGATCATCACCTGGGCCACCGGGGAGGCCACCACCTCCCGGCACCCCAGCATCAGCACGGAGGCCGCAGAGGCTGCCAGGGACTGCACCTCTGCCACCGTGTGCCGCGGGGAGCCCATCAGCACGGTGTACATCTCAAACCCGGCATACACCGAGCCCCCGCCGGAGTTGATCTCCAGGATCAGGTCCTCCCCCTCCGGCAGCTCCTCCAGGGCATCCCGCACCATCTGGGGGGAGAATGCCGGCAGGTCGAAGAAGCTGTACAGCCACAGGTCCTCGTCCTTCACCACGTGTCCGTTAAGTTGTTTCCGCATTTTGGCCACCGCCTCCGTTCTTTTGCGTGCTCAGTTCCTTCCAGTCCTCCAGGGGGACGGAATCCAGCTTTGCCTTCCGGGCGTCGCCTCCCGGCACATCCGGGAGGTCCTCATGGGCGCGGACATCGTTCACACTGTATACCCCGATGTCCGTCATCGTCCGGTACCAGTTGCCCCGGCTGGCAAAGTCACCCCGGAGTTCCACCATCATGTTCATGTGCAGCTCCATTCCCTGCCGGCGCTGGGCTGGCAGCAGCAGGGACCAAGTCTGTTCCTGCTCATACTGGGTAATGATGGGGTGCAGGGTCCCGGTGACATACTCGATGGCGTTCTGTTCGTTGGAGCTGTAACTCTGCTTCCCGGCGTTCACCTTGTAAGCCGGCACCCCGAAAAAGTTGCAGATGTCGATCACCGTGATGTCGTGGTTCTCCACAAACTGGGCATCCGCCATGGTGGCGGACAGGGGCGTGTAGGTCAGCCCGTGGTCCAAAATGGCTACCTTATAGGCGTTGTCCGGCCCGCTGTGGATCCGGTCCCACTCTTTCCGCAGGGCGTCCTTCCGGGTCACGTCGGTGTTTTTCCCGGACTTGTCCTTGACATAGCCCCCAAGGTCGGTCTCCGTGCTCAGCACCCCAGAGGGCTGCCCGCCGCTGGAGTAGTACCGCCCCTGGTAGGCCTGGGCATCCAGCCCCGCCAAGATCACCTGGTTGGCCCGCTGCAGCACAGAGATGCTGTGCAGCCCGTCCCGGGTGTAGCCCTTGTAGTGGAGCACATCCGTGGAGGCCAGCCGCATCACTGCCCCGTTGTAGGGGTGGGTGATGTCATACCATACGTGGCCCGCTGTGTCCTGCCAAAAACTTACCAGCTCCGACGGCACGGGGATCAGCTCCACCGGCTCCATGGTGATGGGGTCCCGGAGGATCCACTCCACCGCGAACCCCCGGATCAGCCGGTTCAGCTCCAACATCTTCCGGCGGATGAAGGGGGTCATGGCCTCGTTGGGCCGCAGATTCAGCAGGTCCAGCACCGGCGGGAACACTCGCTTCCGGGTGCTGGAGATCATGCCGTAGGACGGCATCTTCCCCACGGAGTCGGAGATCACCTCCAGGCACCGGTTCACCGCCGCCAGCTTCATGGCTGCCGTCTCCCCGCCCACCATCACATTCTGCATTCCCACGCTCTCCAGCGTGGTCACGTTCACGGGGCCGGTCCGGCTCTGGCCCCGCTTGCGCAGTGCGTCCAGGATCAATGGCGATCACCTCCAGGATCCTCCGGCGCGCCCAGCTGCAGCAGCACGCCCAGGATGATGAGCTCCGCCCCGGCCACCGCCACCGCCAGGGGAACGCGCCCAGACAGAGCAATCCCCACTACGATGGCAATCATGCCGGCCAGAACCAGTAGGTCGGCCAGGGTAGAGCGTTGAAATCGTTGTTTCATGGCATTCTCCCATTGATGGTTTCGGCCCTCTCCCGGGTGCCGGGGACTTACGTCCCCGGGCCCAGGATCAAAAAAGGAGGAGATCCACATGCGGGTGGTCGGTCCACCCGGGACAGGGCCGGAGTATGGTTCACATAGAAAAAGTTCCTCGGTCAATGGCTGCGATCAGGCCACTGGAATCACGGTGGACCAGCGCCCGGGCCAGGGCGTTCATGGCCGCCGCTACCGGGTCGATCCGTTCCGTATCGTCTTTGTGCTTCTTGGACAGCTTGATGTCCCCGTAGTTGTTCTGGATCTCAATGGCGTTGGCCAGGCACCACAGCAGCAGGGGGGACTCCTCCAGCACGATCTGCCCCTGGAGCAGCAGTTCCCGGAAGGTCTTCACCGCCAGGTTCTGCCCCGCGCAGGTCTGGGAGATCTCCACGCAGAAATCCTCGTTGTTCCGTTCCTCGCACATCTTGATGGCCAGGTCCGTGGCGTTGTGGCCGTCATAGTCCACCTCCAGCACCTCCCAGTCGTGATCCCGCTCTCCCGCGCTGATCCAGTTGTCCACATAGCTGTTGTCTGTCACGTCCCCGGGGGTGAGGGTGCAGTACCCTCGTTTCGCCCATTCGATGTAGGGCACCTGATCGCTGTGCTCATGGCGCTGGGCCCCGCCCTCTGGCATAAATGCGTGGGCCTTGATGGCCACCCGGCCGTCCTCCAGCAGGAACACCGCCGCCACACCGGAGAGGTCAATCCGCTTCCCCAAGTCGAACCCACACCAGCAGGCCAGGCCGTCGGTGAGGGCGGCAAAGTCCTCTCGGGGCACCATGGCCGCCTTGGCCAGGGCCATGCAGTGCTCATCCAGGTACCGGTTCACGCTGCCGGACTGCCACTGGCACATCCGGCGGGTGAGGAACATTCGAATTTTGTGGGGATCGTTGGACCCATAGGCCGCCTGGTACTCCGCCTCGATCTGCTCAAACAGAGAGGCAGAGTATTTGTTGGGATACCGCAGGCAGGGGTTAGCCCAGGCCCACAGAGCCTTTTTGTGGGGATCCTCCCCCACCGGCAGCTCCCGGATCATCGCGAAATAGGTCTCGTCCACGATCTCTCCGTCCAGCACCCGTTTGGCATAGAGCTCCTCGGTGTAGCAAGGTTTGCTCTGGGCATCGTCGCCGGCGGTGGTAATCACATCCAGCAGGGCCTGGGGCCGCTTGCCAAAGGAGTTAAACCCGATCTCATAGATGTCCGAGGTGGGATGGGCGTGGTACTCATCCACGACAAAGTAGCTGGGGGCGCCGGAGTCCTTGTTCTTGGTGTCCTTGGAGAGGGCCCGCATGTACCCGCCCCGGGTCTTGTGCACCACGGGGTTGGCCCGGGGGATGATCAGCCGCTTGGCAATGTTGGGGCTGGCCTGGGCGATCTTCTTGGCGTCGCCAAACACCCGCATGGCCTGGCCCCGGTCCACGGCTGCGCACTCCACTTCCGGCTCCAACTCAAACACCGCCAGCTCTGGGTGGTACGGGGGATACATAGCGTCCCCACACATGTGATATAGCGCCTGCCCGGATTTCTCCGTGCTCTTGAAATTCCCCCGGGCCCGTTTGTTGTAGGTCCGCTTGAACCGCCGGGCCCCGGCGTCCCGGTGGACCCATCCGTAGGTGCAGCCAAGATCAAACACCTGCCAGGGCTGCAGCTGGATGGGCTCCCGCTGCTCCACCCCCCGCACCTGGACGCACTGCCCAAACCACCGGATGATCCGGTCCGCCCGGGTGGTGTCGAAGACATAGGGGAAGGCATCAGTCCCTTGCCGCTTGAGATCGTCCAGGTGCCGCTGGCAGGCCTTGATCTCATAGGGACAGCACTGGTCATGGAGCCGCCCCCGCACCACCTGCTTGGCGTAGACGCTCACCGGATGGTGCAGGCCACTCTGCCACCGCACGGCCATCTCAGTCTCCGAACAGGTCGGCATCGGGGTCCTTCTCCGTCTCCTGGGTCGCCCGCTTCCGCGCCAGCCGGGCCCTGGCCTCCGGGGTCATGCCCAGCTTATCCGCATAGGACAGCAGGGTCTTTTCGTGGCCCTGGAGTTTGGTCATCAGGCCGTCCAGCTTCTCGATCATGGCCAGGCGATTCCCGGCGCTCGAGGTTTTCTCCATGGCTGCCATCAGCTCCCGGCACAGAGCATTGAGCGCCTCCCGCCGGGACAGGGCGGAGCAGTAGATGGCCAGCATCTCACTGTCCAGGTCATCCAGGATGGCCAGACCCTCCATCCGCTCTAGGATGCTCTTCCAGTAGCGTTGGGCCACCGGGTCCTTGTTCAGGCTCCGGGGCACCTTGAGGGCTGCGGGGCGGTCCGGCATCACCGCCGCCTCCGCTGCCTGCCTGGCCTGGATCTCGGCCTGGGTCCGGTGCTTTTCCTGGTTGTCGCTGACTTTCACATTGGCCGGCATGGCAGCCGCCCCCTTTCCAAATCGCCATCGGGGAGATTTTCTCGCAGCCGTAGGGAGAGCGCGGTCTGCGTGGAGCCGGGCAAAACTTTTTGCCCCCGGGGGGAGGTTGGACGCGAAGCGTCCGCGCTCGCGCCCAGGCACACGCACGCGCCCGTGCCTGGGCACCCGCCTGGGTGGGCGTAGCTTCGCGCTTCACTTGCCCCGGCGCTCCGCCTGCTCTCGCATGGTCTTCTGGTCGTGGTGATACTTGCACAGGCTCTGCAGGTTGGCCGGGCTGGTGAACAGATCCCAGTCCCCACGGAAGGGGACCACATGGTCCACCACCGTGGCCCGGGTCCGCCACCCCTTGGCCGCGCACACCCGGCACCAGGGCTCCCGGATCAGCTGGGCCGGCCGCAGGCCCTCCGTCCAGATGGCTTTGCTGTACCAGCTGTGGTATGCTGCGCTGTCCTTCCGCCGGGTCTGCCTGGGCGGCGGGCGGTGCTTGTCGCACCAGCCGTCCCGGGTGAGCTCTGGGCAGCCAGGGTGCCGGCAGGGACGCAGGGCTCGCCTTGCCATGGGCTATCACCTCCATGTCTGCAAAAACAAAAAGCCCGCACCAACAACCTGCGTTTCTACGCAAATCATTGGCACGGGCACTCATGGCACTGGCACTGGTCGATATTCACGATGGATTCTTGACGGCATCGCTTGCAGTAAACCTGGATCCGCTGCCCTTCCGTATCGGGGTAGATCCGAAGCACTTTGCTCCCTCCACACTTGGGACAGAGCAGCCATCCGTCTTTCACTGTCAACAGTTTACCATGAATCTCAGGGCTGCGCAATACTGTTTCCTCCTTTTCTACACCGTTGCGAGATGTAGCACCTATATTTCAAGTATATGTATAGGGCGCTCCGTTTTGAGGGGATTGGGCTCGATATACGCCGCGTACCGATAGGCGCCAAAGGGGTTCCGCACGGCGTTCTCCTCCGCCCACGCGGCGTCGGGCGGCACGGGGATCTCCCCCTGTTCGGCCTGGCACTTCTCCAGCGGCGGCAGCTGCCGGTACAGGGACCGTGACGCCACCCAGGTCCTGGCCCCGATGGGAAGCACCACGCCGTCGGTGCGCTCCTTGCAGAAGTACCGGGCCGTCCGGCGGTAGTTGTCCCTGGGCCCCAGCAGCAGGGGCGCATCGTCCACCGAACCCCCTGGCCAGAGGAACCGCACCTCCGCCGGGGAAAAGTCCGCATCCCGCAGCACCAGGTGGATGTGGTACCGGTGATCTCCATGCCGGCCCTCGATGACGTAGACATAGTCAAAGGGCTGCTTCCGCCAGCGCCGCATGGCGTGGAGAAAGTTCCTCCAGATCCGCCGCACCTCCTGGAAGCTGCCCGGCAAGTGGTCCGGGTCGAAGGTCAGGCAGTACACCGAGGCCCGCCACCCGAACAGGGCCAGCATCAGCTCCAGGCGGTCCACTGGGGTTCGTCGGAAGCAGGCGTCCCGGGTCAGGGCCCGGATCCGGTTCTTTTCCCGCCGGACGCTGGGCAGGTCCCCCTTGGACAGCGCCGGCCGCCGGTACCGGCACTCCTTCACCAGGGGACCTGCCCGCTGACGGACTTGGGTCCATTCCTCTCCCATGCCATCCTCCCTTTCGCTGCCGCCGGGCATCGCACCGGGGGCAGTAGTAGTGCTTCCCGCCAGGGTCCAGGGCGGACACGTTCCACTCCAAACCACACCCCCGGCAGATCCGATAAACAGGCATTCAGTTCGCCTCACTCCCAGAGCCTTCACCGCTAGGCGCATCTCCTGCAATCTCCCCACCGCAGGCGGCGTAACCAGCGATATCCACCCAGTTGTCCGCATTCCAAGAGCCTCCGGCAATCCGCCCGATCTTGAGCAATGCCATCATGGCTGCAACGTCCTCCGGCAGAATCTCTACTATGCTTTTTCGTCCAACGCACCTCGTCTCGATATAGGCCTTCCAGAGTTTGGCGATACAGCGGAAATTATCCTCTGGGGTTCCATAATCTTCCTGCCGGGCACCACAAACGCATTTTTCAGCAGATTCCAAGATGTTTTTCCGGTTCATAATGCACTCCTCTCCCACAATCAATTTTAAGCACTAAAACGGCAGATCCGGGTCCTTCCCCGGCAACTCCACCAGCTTGGCGTTGCTCCGGAGGGTGGCCTTGACTGCCCGACCCTTGTCCACCAACTCTCGCTGCACAGCGTGATCCTGCTTGTGCTCGCGGAAGGTCTGGGTAGGTCCATCAAAGTCCAACTCCAGATACCCGCCGGAGAGGCCCTTCTTGTTCTTCCCCACCCGCAGCGTCCGGGGTGCTGTGGGGTTGCCTTCCTCAGTCTGGTAGAGCAGGAGGACTGCGTCCGCGTCCTGCTCGATCTGCCCGGACTCCCGCAGGGAGTATAGATCCGGGGCCTTGTTCCTGGCCGTCCGATCCGGGCGGGAGAGCTGGGAGAGCCCCACAACCAACACCCCCAGGGAAACCGCCAGGCCGTGGAGGTCCATGGATATCATGGAAACATCCTCGAACCGGTTCTTCCGTGAGGATCCCCGCCCGGGGTTGATGATCTGCAGGTAGTCCACGTAGATCACCTCAAACCGCTTGGCCACCGTCACACTCCGCACATCCCCTACCGTCATCCCGTTCGCCTGGATCACCTGAAAGGGCCGCTTTGAGAACACGTCGCCACTGGTGATGACCCGCGCCCGCTCCTCCTCTCGCAAAGTTCGGGTGCGGATCCGGTGGGAATCCACGCCAGCTTCCAGGGCATGGAGCCGGTCGTAGAGTTCGTCCGAGTTGGTCTCAAAGGAGAAGTATCCCACCCGCCGTGTTTTGGCCTGCTCCCAGGCCATCTGGAGGGACAGTGCCGTTTTCCCCGCGCTGGGCCGCCCGCCCAGGATGACGAAGTCCCCCAGGGAGGATAAAACCGTCTGGTCCAGCTTGGGGAAGCCCCAGGGGAGATACTCCGCCTTCCGGTCCTGGCGTTCCAGGAACTCCAGGTGCCCCTGGGCGGCGTCAACCACCCGCAGGGAGGCCTGCTGCACTACCGCCTGGTTTGCCTCCTCCAGCAGGGCCAGGGCCTCCTCTGTCGTCTTGCACCCAGTCAGGGCCAGGCCCAGAGCCTGCATCTTGGCTACCTGTGCCTGCTCGATCAGCAGGTCGATATAGGCCTGGTAGTTGGCTGCTGTGGGGGTAAGGTCCATGATCTGGAGGATCAAGCTGGTGTACTCTTCTCCGGCAATGCCCCGGACGGTTACCGGGTCAATGGGACGGCCAGCCTGGTAGAGTTGCCTGGCCGCCGCAAACAGCGTCCGGTACTCCCCGGTGTACTGGTCCTCCCTGGTACGCAGGAAGATCTCTCCCGCGCACCCCTCCGCGTCCAGGAGCAGGGAGCCGATCACCCCCAGCTGGGCCTCCAGATGCAGGCTTTTTTCCATCTCGCTCATAGCCGGTAGGACCCCTTCGGCTCCTCATCAACGGGTTCCATTGCTGGCTTTCTTGCCTCGTCCTCCCACCGCCGGTGACTCAGCCACCGGCAGGCGTAGGGGATCCCGATCCCCCGCTGCCAAGCCTCAGACTGGAGGTCCCGGGCCAGGCCCAGGGCCATCTCCCGGAGAAGGGCGTCATCCGGCTTGAGCTTGTCCCACTCCCGGATGGCTGCCTGCTTGTCCTCCCCGCGAGGATAGGAAGACCAGAAGGCCTCGAAACGCTCCGGCTTCCAGTCAGGGGACTTCTTCCCTGCCCTTTTCCGTTTTGGCGCACACCCGTCCCCCTCTGGGGGGACTATAGGGGGGTTATTACTTAAGTATTTTATTCTCTTAGTATTTAATTCCGCCGGATTCTGCGTCAACGCGGTTTCCGTCAACGTGTTTTCCGTTGACGGGAAATCCGGCAACGGTGCCGATTCTTCCCCAGAAACCGGGGGTTCTTGGGTAGGGGAAGCGGCTGCGCATTCCTCCGCAGTGACCTTCTGCGGGAACTCATAGATCACATACTCGTTACTGGAAAAGGCGCCTGTTTCATCGTGAGTCTGCCGGCGAAGGATATACCCCGCCTCTTCCAGCTCCGCCAGGGCGGCCCGGACGGCGTCCCTACCCTCCTTGCAGATCTTGGCCAGGCCGGCCACTGTGTAGTCCCAGGCCTCCGGCAGGCTGAGGATCTTGGACAGCAGCCCAATGGCCTTCAGGCTCAGCCGGGGATCTGACAGGTGATAGTTGGACATCACCGTGTAGTTCTTGGTCTTCTCGACTCTGCAAACTGCCATAGCTATCTCCTCTCTCGCTTTGGCTTGTCCTTGGCTTTCTCCCGCGCTGCACGAATCACCGCCACCACCTCGTTGCAGCGGAAATGGCAGCGGACCTTCTTGCAGTTTAGGCACAGGGCAATGGCCTCCGGGGGGTCCGAACCAGGGACAAAGGCCTCTTGATAGGTCATCGGCCGGTCTGGTTCGCTCCACGGCCGGGAGGCAGTGGGGTGCTCCTGCTTATTGATTTTCACGGGCTCATCTCCCCCCCAAGAAAAAACGTGTATTTACACCCTGCACAGGGCAGGGGTATAATACGCTTGCGGGGACGCCATTCGCTTCCATAGCAACCCTCTTCTCTGACTGCCCCCCGGACTGGAAACGGTCCGGGGGGCAGTTCTTTTTTGGGTAAACGTCACCAAAGGCCGTTTTGTTCCATGACCCTGGCAATGGTCTCCTGGATCCGCTTGCGGCCCTCGCGGCGCTCTTCCTCTGTGTAGTCCTTATGTAGGGTGTACACGATAGAGGTGCCGCGCTTCCCCGCATCGGTGATGGTGACGGCGTCCACCCACTTCTCCTGCCCCCGGCAGGTGAAGAAAAACGGTTTTTTATCCCGCCGCTGCCGGCGGATCACCGTGATGGGATAGGTTTTCCCATCTATGGTCTCGGTTTCCTCGGTAATGGTTTCCACGATCTCGTCATCCATAGGACCACCTCCTCCTGCACCCTATGCACAAAGGGCTTGTCTCTTGTTCTCTCGCCCCGGAACGGGCTCAGAGGATCCGCAAAGGCACCCCTGCCCGGGCCAGGGCTTCGTTGACCCGGCGCTTCCGGTCGGCCTTGCGGCGGACCGCCTGGCGCTTCTTCATGGCGGGGGCAATGGCCCGGAGGATCGTATCCTCGGCCAGGGCAGCCTTTTTCTCCAAAATTGCGTTCATGGGGTAACCTCCTCACTGGTTGGGTGTAAACTGTGGGCACGCCTGCCGCAGGGCGCCTCTCCGGCACTCCTTGGCCAGGCAGTACCCGGTGCTGGTGGGAACCCAGGCATAGATGTTCCCGCGGTTCTGGTGATAGTACTGCTCGTACCACGCACAGTTCACGCAGACGCGCTCCGTGCGGTTCACGGTGATGGACTTCCCTTTGAGATTCATGCACAGGGTCTCGCGCTGGGCTTCTACGGATGTTTTCATTTTGCAGCCTCCTGTTTACGCCAGTTTATGGCGTACTATTTTCTCTCATATTACGCCATAATAAGACGTAAGTCAAGAAATTTCTTGGAGGTGCTACAATGTTTCACGATAGGCTTAGATCTTCCAGAATATTCCGTGGCTACACGCTCCAAAGGACCGCAGATGCCTTGGGGATGACGCTCAGAGCGTATCAGAAGTACGAGAGCGCAGATAGTGAGCCAGACTTTTCTATGCTCGTAAAAATCGCTGACCTGTTTAACGTCCCGACTGACTTTCTGTTGTGCCGGGATGATTATCTGAGGTCTCTCGGAGTATCCGTTGATGTACCCCCAGAAGGTCCTCCAAGGCATCCCAGACCGCGAAAGACCCATTGATCTCCGCATACTCTATCTTCTGGTAATGCCGCAGGCCGATCCCCAGCTTGTCCGCCATCTCCTGCTGCGTCAGGCCGGCGGCTTTGCGGGCGGTTTGTAGGTTTTTGCGCATGGGGCACCCTCCTACAACATCTTGATTTCTGTTGTTGTGATTTTTCCGTATATTGACGTTTGTCCTCCGTTATGTTACTATTGCCTTGGAAGCGCACGCTTCCCACTTAACTTTGAGAAAGGAGGTGCGTAAATGGGAAAATCTTATCATCTGGGGAAAAAGTCTGATATGCAAAGATTCCTCCGTGACTTTGAATCCGAAATTATCGATGCTGCCAGAGAAGAAGCAAGCAAAGAAAAGTTCGATGTGACTTGCCCCTCCTGCAACGCCAAAATCAGGATCCCCGCTGGGCGAAGTCATTGCCCAAAGTGCAGGGAACAAATCACCCTAAATCTCGAATTTGACTTTTGATGTCAATTCTTTAGAGGTCAACTTGCTAATCAGTAGGTTGGCCTCTTCTAAAATTTCGTTCAACCGCTCCATTTTTTTAATTGCCTCTTCAATCTCCGAAGCATCTACTTTACACTTTACTTCAATTTCTTTCATTCGTTTTCTCCCCTTTCTTTTACAAAGAAATCATAAGAAACACCAATGGCATCACAGATTAAGAAAAATTCCTCAACCGGCATCTTTGTTTTCCCGTTGAGAAGAAGGCTGGTTTTCTGCTTAGACCATCCACACCGCTTCGCAACAAAGGATTGTTTGATCCCTTTGCTGACAAGGTATTCTTTTATTCTCTGATGAATAGGCAAGGCACCACTTCCGTTCTTTTGTATAGAGCGATCGTCTAACTGCCCCCGGACCTCACGTCCGGGGCTTTTCTTTTCATTCTCAAGCATTGGGTGTAAACTGCCGGCACGCCTGCCGCAGGGCACGGATCCGTATGATCACTGTGAGCGCTTTCTCTCTTCATGGGACGCGAGAACCGCGTCTACCTCCTCCGGGGTATACCCAAGAACACCCAGAACGTAGTAGATGGCGGAGCAAGCGCCACAGGCCGCAAAGTATTTTGCGTCGAGATTCACCGCATTCCGGATCTCCATATTTTCCCGAAGAAAGTCAAAGATCACACTCTCCATCGATGGACTCAACGTGGCCTTTGGCTTGCATCTCATGGGGGCACCTCCCTTCACTTCCTCCTCCGGCCATATAAAATGGTGCAGAGGAGGGGATCATCGCAGAAGTAACGGATTTCCAGGGCAATTCTATTCTTGCAGCTCCCTCGACTCCGCCACCTTCAACTCCATAGCCGCCTGGATCAACCCGTCCAGCTCTGCCACGATCTCTTCGTACAGCGGCCGCTCCTCGGGAGAGATTACGCCGTCCTCGGCGATGGTCAGCAACTCCCGGTCCCGCCGCTTCTCGGCGAACTGGATCACCCGGTTGATCAGCCGGATAGAGGCCCTGGGGAGATCCAGCACTTCGATCTCCGGGATGACCTTCACGTCCCCGGACGCAATGCGGTTGTGCTGGTAAGCCAGGTAGAGGGCGTCGTAGACCACGCACATTCGGTCCACCACCCCCGCCGGCGGGAGCCGGCTATAGGATTCATAGGCCTTGAGGCTCTCCACCGAGATCCCCAGGGCTTCGGAAGCCCCTTCCTGGGTCTTTCCGGCCTTGAGCCGGGCTATTTTGTAGATGTTCGTGTCGTAGCACGACATGGTCAATCGCTCCCTTCCATGGTATCCTGGGGATAGAATAGATCGTCGATCTTGCACCCCAGCAGCTCTGCCAGCAGCGGCAGCTGCCGTGCTCGAGGGAGGCAAACCTCATTCTCCCAGTTAGAGACTGCGTTCTGGACGACGCCCATGCTTGAGGCCAGTTCCATTTGGGTCATGCCCGCAGCTTCCCGCAGGGCACGGATTCGCATGGTCATGGTTGTCACCTCCTTGCTTCCCACCACTTCCCGTGATAAGATACGGAAAGAGGTGATAGATTGTCATGGATACCATTTCTATTTTTTCGTTTGTTCTTTCCATTCTATCCGGTATTGTTGGCGCGGTACTTGCTCTGTTGGGGCAGCACATAGTATCAAAACGGACGTCAGAAACAGAAATGAAAAAAGTAATTCTTACTTCTTACCTGCCCGCAAGGCTAAAAGCATATACAGATTACATATCCGCCTTAAACACTTGGGCCGAAAAGCTAGATGAATCATCTTGTCACGGGATGTTTCATGCGGCGAATATCGTTTCTTTGGTCGCAAGTGAGCAAACAATCCAAGCACTCAGCACTGTGCAGGGCTTTGTTTTTTCTTTTCAAGAAACTGGAATAATTCCCTTTGGGAACAAGTTTGATCAAGCAAAACTTTCCCTGCTCATTTCTATGCACAATGACTTGATGCGCTATCCAAATCCCACGTATCAGCGCAAGGTCAAAAATACCCATGAGTTGAACAAAGACAAAAAATAGAACGAACAGAACCCAAATGCCGCAGTTTTAGCATTGTCCTCTGGGTATTCTTGCTTTGGGAATATTCTAACGGTAAAGTAAACACCAACCGTAGCAATCACCCCGATCAGCACTAGGGTTTTCAGCGCCATCCTATCTTCCTCCTCTGCTGTGAATATCGCTTTTCTTGATTATCACACTCTCTTTATACATCGCCTCATGCGATTTGTCAAGCGATAGCAGAAATTTTTATCGCAATATGGAATGTCATATTGCACAAATTTGCATCACATTCTATGATGTTCCAAAAGGGAGAGATATCTATGAATCGAATAAAACTGCTAAGATCCTCCTGTGAAATGAAGCAGTCTGACTTGGCAAAGCAGCTCAATGTCAGACAAAATACCATATCCAACTGGGAAACTGGGCGTTCTGAGCCCGACTTTGCTACCCTGCAAAAAATGGCCAGGATCTTTGACACCACCATTGACTATATTTTAGGCAACAGCAGTGAGAAATCACCGGCAAATCTTTCTTCTGTCGTCCAGATCCCCGTCCTCGGCTCCATCCCCGCCGGGATCCCTCTGGAGGCCATCGAGGACATCGTGGACTGGGAGGAGATCCCAAAGGCCATGTGTTCCGGCGGGAAGGAGTTCTTCGCCCTCAAGGTCAAGGGGGACAGCATGTGGCCAGACTTCCTGGAGGGAGATATCGTGATTCTCCGGAAGACACCTAGCTGTGAGACCGGCGATGTCTGCGCCGTCCTGGTCAACGGGGATGAAGCTACCCTGAAAACAGTGAAGCTCGCCGAGGACGGGTCACTGACCATCACCCCGAAGAATCCATCGTACCCACCGAAGACATTCACACCAGAGCAGATCCAGCAGCTTCCAGTTTCTATCGCCGGGGTCGTGGTGGAGCTGCGGAGAAAAATAAAATAAAAAATTCTCCCGAATAGGGAGAGAGAGGAGAGCAATATGGGACTGTTTTCAAAAGATGAAAAGAAGTGCTGCGTCTGCGGCAAAAAAGTCGGTATGATGCACTACAAAATCAAGGACAAGCAGCTGCTTTGTAATGATTGCTTCAAGGCTGCCAAGTTCCCTGAACTCACATCCTTGGCCTCTCTGGATTCCGTGGACGTGGTCAAGCAAATCCGCCGCATGGAAGAAAACGAGAAGGCCCTCAAATCCTTCACGCCGACCAAACAGGTGGGTACTATCCTGTACATCAATGAGAAGGACCATACGTGGTATGTCAATATCGGCCCGGAAAAGAAGCGCAATGTGATTCACAAGTTCGAGGACATCGTGAATTATGAGCTCATCGAAGATGGGGAAACCACCGTTTCTGGCGGGCTAGGTGCGGCTGCAGCTGGCGGTATACTGTTCGGGGTGGCCGGTGCTGTCATCGGTGGGACAACTGCAAAAAAACGGCAAAAGCCAGTCTGCACGGAGTTAAAGATCAAAATCACCCTGAACGACATAAATGAACCCGTGGTGTATATCCCGCTTGTCACTGGAGAAATAAAGCGGGACGGGACGATATTCAAAATACTCATGAACAATGCTCAGGAGTGTTTGTCTCTCCTGGAGATCATGTGCAACATAGCAAAGCCACAGGAAAGCGCTGCGCCTGTGCAGCCCGCTCAACCAGTCAGCGCTGCGGATGAAATCATGAAATTTAAGGGCCTGCTGGATGCCGGTGTGATCACCCAGGAAGAGTTCGATGCAAAGAAGAAACAACTCTTGGGACTGTAATTCATTTCCCGATGAGGACCTTCACCCCGGAGCAGGTCCGGCAGCTTCCCGTCTCCATCGCCGGGGTCGTGGTAGAGTTGTTGGGGAAGAAAGAAAAAGTATTATTTAGTTTTAGGGGTATTTTCATGTCGGAAAGTGAATATAAAGCATTACGAGATGAGATTTTGCATAGCTATACAATTGTTGATAACTCTAGGAACATACTTTATGTTACCGTTTCTTGTATTTTAGCTTTTGCTGTCACGAATAATAGTCCAGAGCTATATTTGCTTCCATTTTCAGTGATTATTCCTATCTACATGGTTTCAATAAACTATACTTGTGACATGTACAGAATAGGTACATATATCATGGTATTCGGCGAAGGTTTAAAATCAGACTATAAATGGGAATCTCGGCAGCTACATTTAAACACTCAAAAAGAAAACGCATTCCCGCGTCAATTCCAATTATTTCACACGCCATATATTGTGTTAGGATTTTTCTGTATATTTCTTTTTTATCTTTCTTTGGATTTCCAGCATTTAACATTCTCTCTGCTGTTGTGGGTGCTCTGTGGAATCGCATTTATAGTTATATTATTGTTTATATATAAGAAATATGAGATGTCATCTATACAGGAAAAATATATTCGCGGTTGGATTAGTGTAAAAAATTCCGAAATCTCAAGTAACAAATGGATACTTTGACGAGCTCTACAATCTCTATAAGATGTACATTTTCTGTAAAGAGGGCGAAATGCTATCCCACAATAGGCTGTAGGGGTTTTTCTTCGTGTCCTCCGGATATATACATACTCTCTTATTTGCTGGCCATTTGCTCCATGTGCATTTCAAGTTCTTAGCAGGAGGTCTCAGTATGGACGCAGCCCAATATCTCCGAAAAAGCCGCATGGAAGAGGGAATGGACACGGAAGAGGTCCTAGCCAAGCACCGGAAAGCTCTGGCAGAGTTCGCGGAGCGGAACAATATCCACATCATCGAGACCTACTATGAAGTGGTCTCGGGGGAGTCTCTCTACGCCAGGCCGGAGATGCTCCGCCTTCTGAAGGACGTGGAGGACGGCTGCTATGATGCCGTCCTCTGCATGGACCTGGACCGGCTGTCTCGCGGCCGGATGCGGGACCAGGGCGTGATCCTGGACACCTTCAAGGACAGTGGGACCCTCATCATCACCCCGGAGAAGACCTACGACCTTTCCGATGAGCTGGACGATGAGATGGCAGAGTTCAAGACATTCATCTCCCGTCGGGAGTACAAGATCATCAATAAACGCCTGCGCCGGGGGCTGGATCAGTCCATCCAAGATGGCTGCTATGTGGCAAACGCCCCCTATGGGTACCGGAAGACCACCATCGACAAAAAGCCAACCCTGGAGATCTACGAACCGGAGGCAAACTTTGTCCGAATGATGTATCGCATGTACGCCGATGGCTATGGCTGCGTCTCCATCGCCAGGCAGGTGAACCTCCTGGGAGCCCGGCCGCACCGCTCTGCGGAATTCAGCCGGAGCTCCGTGGCCACGATCCTGCGCAATCCCACCTACATTGGGAAGGTAGTGTGGAACCAGAAAAGCCACATCAAAAAAGGCTCCCACGGGAACGCAAAACACATCACGATCTATAACCCCCGGGAAAAGTGGACAATCACCGACGGGCTTCATCCTGCCATCGTGGACAAAGAGCTCTACGATCAGGTTCAAGAAATCATGGCCGGCCGGTACCGTCCATCCAAACAGGACGGTACGGTGAAGAGCGCCCTGGCCGGCCTGGTCCGCTGTTCGCACTGCGGACGAAACATGCAGAAGCTGAATATGAAGGGCGGCCCATATATAATCTGCATGAAGCCCGGCTGCTGCGCCAGCACAAAGTACGGGCTAGTGGAGGCCCGCATTCTTCGCCACCTGCAAGAGATCCTGGATGAGCTCACCTCCTCCAAGGGCGCTGCAATCCCCCGCATGAGCCAAGAGGGATACAAGCAGCAGTTGGCGGCCGTCCGGAGGGAACAAAAGGCCGTAGAGGGGCAAAAATCCCGCCTCTACGATCTCCTGGAACTGGGGGAGTATGATCTCCCCACATTCCGTGAGCGGATGCCTGTGGTGAAAGAGAAACTAGCCAGGCTGGAGGCCAAGGAGGCAGAACTCCTGGCCGCCATGGAGCGGGATCTCCACCGCGATCCCGCTGCCCAGGCCAAAAAGATCGCCGCGGTGTTGGACGCATACGGCGACGCCGACATCCCCCAGCGCAACGCCCTCCTGCACTCCGTCATTGACTACGTCACCTATACCAAAGAGAAAAAGACGAAGCCCACAGACTTCGTCCTAGAACTCACACTCAAGCCATACTGATGATTATATAAAGCGCCATATCTTCCGACAAAGACTGCATCGAGGACCTGCGGGTGTACCCCACCCGGGCCTCCCAGGCGGTGATCGACCGGGCCCTGAGCGTGCGGGGAGGCCGGGCGGAACTGCTGCAGGCTTACATCGACGTGGAGCCCGCCAGTTATAACCGGGGCTTTTACAGCGTGGACATCCGCTACTACTACCGCATCACCGCCGAGGCCTTTGTGGGCGGCTCCCGCCCGGCGGAGATCAGCGGGCTGGCGGTCTTTGACAAGCGGGTGCTCCTCTTTGGCAGCGAGGGCAACGCCAAGATCTTCACCTCCCGCTTCCGGCCCGAGGCGGGGGACTGCCAGGGCATGGGGCGGAGCAACCTCCCTGAGGCGGTGGTGGAGGCGGTGGACCCCATCGTCCTGAGCCTGAAGCTCATCGACCCCTGCGACTTCACCTGCCCGCCCCCCTGCCCCCCCAATCCCTGCAATCCCTGTCCGCCGCCCCCTCCCACCTGCGGGTGCTGCGCGGAGAATGAGCTCACGGAGATCCCCCCCTGCATCAGCGCCTGCTTCGACTGCGACCTGGCCTTTGACGGGGGCTGCCGGCGGCTGTATGTGACCCTGGGGCAGTTCTCCATGGTCCGGCTGGAGCGGGACTCCCAGCTGCTCATCCCCATGTACGACTACTGCATGCCCACCCGGGAGTGCAGCGGCGGCGACGAGGACGGGGACGAGGATCCCTGCGAGATCTTCCGCCAGATCCGCTTCCCCGTGGGGGAGTTCTTCCCTCCCAGCACCCTGCCCGGGATGGAGGAGGAGCCCGACGGGGCCAGCTGCAGCCACAACAGCTGCTGCTGACCGGTACAGACGCCCAAGGCGCGCCGCCCAAACGGCGCGCCTTGGCCCTGCCCGGAAAACGGAACGGGCCCTCCCCGCCGGGGGAGGGCCCGTTTGCTGGGCGGGGAGGGGACAGGCGGTCAGGCAACGCTCTCCTCCAGCAGGCTGGTGAGGGCCTCCCCTGTGGTGAGCAGGCCCCCCAGCAGGGCGTCCACCACGGCCTCGTCGGGGGTGATCTTCCACTGGCCGTCCACCAGGGTGAGGGGGACCTCCACCGTGGTGGTCCGGGTGTCCAGACCCTCCTGGTTCAGCAGGTCGGTGAGGGTCTGGAGGTACTGCTGGGTCATCTCCTCCTCCGTGGGCTGCTGGCCGTCGGCCTGGAGGGCGGAGCTCAACGCGTCGGAAAAGGCCTCCTGGAGGAACTGGCCCACCACCGGGGCCATGTCCAGGTTGGTGAGGGAGACGGTGACGGAGGCCGTGCCGGCGCCGGGGTCCTCCTGGGCGGAGATCACCTGCCAGGAGAGGTGCCGGGTCATGGCCTGGGCCAGGGCGGCGGTGTCCTCGGCGGAGAGGTCCACCTCCTCCCCGGCCTGGGTGAGGTCCCCCAGGTCGTCCAGGTTCAGGCCGTCAGTGTTCCAGTACTGGGGCAGGGCCAGCACGTCCAGGTCCCGCAGGGCGGCCAGGCCCTGCTCTGTGACCTCCTGGGCGGAGGCCCGCTCGCTGCCGCAGGCGGCCAGGCTGAGCAGAAGGGACAGGCCCACCAGCAGGGCCAGAAGGGTTCGTTTCATGGGAAAGCCTCCTTTTGCGCAAGGGATGGGTGATAGGGCCATGATACCACGCCCCCCGGCAAAGCGCAAGGAGGCTTCCCCTTCCCGGCGAAATCTGGTATACTAGGGCCACTGCGCGAAAAAAGGGGGAGCGGGCCATGATCGGAACGGGAACCATCGCCAATGTGGCGGCCATCGTCCTGGGGGGCGCCGTGGGTCTGGTGGCCCGGGGCGGCCTTAAGGAGCACTACCAAGAGGGGCTTATGAAGGCCATGGGCCTGGGGACCCTGTTCATCGGGGCGGCCGGGGCCATGGCGGGGGCCCTCTCGGTCCAGGGCGGGAAGCTGGCCTCCCTGGACACGGCGGCCACCCTCTCCATGATCCTGGCCCTGGCTTTGGGAACCCTGGTGGGGGAGTTCTTCGACTTCGACCGGCAGATGGAGCGCCTGGGCATCTGGCTGAAGGCCAAGGCCGACCGGAAGGGGGACAGCCAGTTCGTCCAGGGGTTCGTCACCGCCTCCCTGGTGGTGTGCGTGGGGGCTATGGCCATTGTGGGCTCCATCCAGGACGGCCTTACGGGGAACGCCACCACCCTCTATACCAAGGCGGTGATCGACGGGATCGTGGTGATGGTGCTGGCCTCGGTCTATGGCAAGGGGGTGCTGTTCTCGGCCCTGCCGGTGGGGGTCCTCCAGGGGGCCATCACCCTGTGCGCTGGGCTGCTGGCCCCGGTGTTCAGCCAGCCGGTGATTGACAACCTCTCCTTCCTGGGGAGCCTGCTGATCTTTTGCGTGGGGGTGAACTTGGCCTTCGGGACCAAGTTCAAGGTGGCCAATATGCTCCCCGCCCTGGTGTTCGGGGTGGTGTTCACTTTGGTGGTTCCCTACCTGCCCCTGTGAGGGGGGGCGCGGGGCGGGACGGCGTACCCTACGGGTGGGCCGCTCCGAAGCCGCCTTGGGGCGCAGCGCCCCGTTGCCCGCCCGGCCCCGGGCGGGGGCCCGGCTTTCTTTGGAAGAAAGCCGGAGGAAAGAACACCAGGGAGGAAGAGGTTCTTCCTCCCTGGACCCACCT